TAGTTATTAAATACTATTTAATATCTATTGTTTTTAACTTCATTTCATCTGGAATTATTTTCTCCATTGAAATTTTTAAAAGACCATCTTTCAACTCAGCGCCTATAACTTTTACATCATTGGCAATTGTGAAAGACCTTTTGAACATCCTTTTAGATATTCCTTTATGTAATACTTCTTCTTGGTCCTTGTCAGAAGTTTTATCTTCCTTCTTGGTCTCAATAGTAAGCATACCATTCTCTACCGATATGTTAATGTCTTTTTTATTGAATCCTGCTAATGCAATTTCAATATCGTAAGTGTTCTTACCAGACTTAACTATATTGTATGGTGGATATGATGGTTGTACATCATAGATAAAATCATCATCAAACATTGATCCAAAATGATCAAAGATAGAATCAAATCCTACCGATACTGGTCTTAACTTGTTAAAAATAGATAATGCTCTGTTGGTCATATAAACCTCCTTTTGTTAAGCAAAGTTTCTATATAATGAGAGCCCTTAATGGCACTCTCTATAAGGGTATATATAATCATTTATTCCTATATTACAACCCTTAAAATGGTAGTTTTTTTGAGTTATAGACTTCAAAAACTACCAAAAAATAGTCTGCTACTTTAGTTTGTTTTTTTAAAGTGGTGCGAAACTAAGCGCAAATGCTTAAACAATCCACTATTCGGTTTTTAGTCCGTGAGACAAGGTTACCGACTACCTCCAACGCCATCAGGATTTATGAATTACCTGACATAATATATTTAGGTCACCGCCTAACGTTGGAAACTCTTAATTCTTTCTAATAGGACCAATACCAAGTTCTCTATTTAACTTGGATTGTTTCTTCTTAAAATTCTTAATACCTTCTTTTTTCTTCTCTCTTTTTATCTCCGAAGGTTTTTGAAAGTACTGCCTACGTTTAAGTTCTTTCATAAAGCCATCTTTTTGGAGTTTTTTCTTTAAAACTCTCATAGCTTTTTCAATATTTCCGTTTCTTACTTCAACCGTTATACTCATATCTTATTACTATATTGTGTTCCACATTTTTGACAAATACCCCACGCTGGAATATGTGGTGTATTATCTAAACATTTACTACACAATATAAACTTTCCTTCCTTTAAAAAATTTACATTTCCCATATTAATTTCGTTTGCTTTTCTCTCATCACGTTGTCTAAAAGATTCTTTCATAGACTCATTTAATTCTTCTTGTTCCTTTTTGGCGTGTTCTAAAAAATCATCCATCTTAAAATATTTTGATAATAATTATCGTTTGCATTATCAACAATACAATTGGAAGTATAGTTCTAATTAACTCCATTGTATGGTTGTATCTATCTAAAAATCTTTCTAATTTATTTCTTTTATAATTTCGTTTCATATATTCCATATACCAATCACTCATAAAATCTCCTTGTAGTAAATGGAGGAGGGCACTACCCCTCCTCCTAGGACTACACTATGGACAAATTTTAGATAACGTCTCCCGATACATTATCTGTATCATCTTCGTCATCTGACTCATTGTCATTGTCGTCTTCTGTTTGAGCAGATACTTCAGCTTTTCTCTGGTCTTCAAGTATTGATTCAATACTTGCACCAGCATCCACTTTAGTATATAACTCTACAAAAGAATTCTTTGTATCCTCGTCAAATCTATTAGTACATACTTGTATAGCTTTCATTTTATCTCCAAAGATAGCATACGCTTGTACTATGTGGACAAGTCTTCTTGTTGATATAATCTCATCAACTCCGCCATCAAAATATGTTTTTCTGATAACGTCAGCCCACGTTGTTAATTTCTCAACGAATTTTTTGTCTGATTTACCAGCAACTTTTAATTCATTGTTAAGGATCTTCTGCTCTGTTTTAATAGCAGGATATTTCTGTTCAAAGGTTACTGGAAATCTTTCCAAAAACGCTTCGTTCAATATGTTAGTTCCGATAAACTTACCATCTTCTGAACCTTGACCTTTAGTATTTGCTGTTGCAACTACTTGAAAGCCATTAGCAGGTTTGATAAACTTGTTTATCTTTTTAACATAAACACCAGAACCTTCAAGGATTGGTTGTAAGCACATAATCTTATTACTAGCTAAGTCAATCTCATCTAATAATAAAAGAGCACCTCTTTCCATCGCTTCAATTACTGGACCATTTTGCCAAACGGTTTGACCATCTTTAAGTCTATAACCACCTAATAGATCGTCCTCGTCTGTTTCTATGGTAACGTTAACCCTTATTAATTCCTTTTTAGCTTCGGCACAAGCCTGTATTACAGACATTGTTTTACCATTACCAGAAAGACCTGTAATAAAGATAGGGTAAAATTTATTAGATTTTACTATCATCCTAACATCACTATGATTCCCAAATGATACGAAAGTACCAAATTTTTTAGGAACAATATTGCCTGTTAGAGAAGAGACTATATAAGCCGCTTCAGACTTAACATCTTCCTTTTCTTTAACTACTGGAGTTTCAACTGGTTTTGAAATTACTTTTTCATCACCATTTAATGGCAGTTTAAAAGTTGATTTACCAACTTTATATGCCTTATTCTTAATCAACCATTGAGGAGCATATTTACAACCAAACTTTTTGTTTGCTTCTTTTAACTCACCAACCGTTAGATTAGATTTTTTAAACAAATCATAAGCGTGGCTTACAAATTGTTTTTGTTTCAAATTTAACATAATGTAGTTTCCTTTCTCATTGTTAATTTATAGGTCCATCCTAAAGGTTTTTTATCGTTTTGGCAACCCATTAAAAAGTGTTGTAAAACAACCATTTAAGCGACCTGCTGGATGAATTTACTCAATACTACTCTGGAAATCAGACGATTCGCCATTGATTTACCAAATAATCTTTTAATATCACCCTTTTTTGCGTCCTCTTTTAGTGTAGATAAGTCAACGTTTTGGACGTCCATTGATTTACCGTTTAAAAGATAGTACTCATCATATCCATCTTTTGAAATTGCTAAAGACTTGTCTTTTAAAAATTTCTTTCTCATTAAATCTCTATCATTAATTTTGGTCATTCTACCGTTGATTGTTTTATAATTTTCAACGTGTCTATCAAACTCCCACCTTCTATTGTTTTTAAGTATAAAGAAACCTATTGCTTTAACACCATATTTTTTTCTAATCATATCTAATAATGTTGATGTTAAGTTTTCAGAAGTTCTCCAATATGAATCTTCATTGTCTTGTTGATACCAAAATTTCTTACCATCTTTAATAACAACGGTCTCCCCGTCCTCGTGGTGTGGAGCAAACTCTTCTTTACCTGAAACCTCATCTACTTTAGTTTTCCAAACATTACTACCACCACCGTTGGCACCACCATCTGTTAAGGTAATAAACGTCATTTTTTCTATATTGTATTTCTTCTTCATCATTGGTACTAAATCTTGACAAGCAACTAAAGCTTCATTTAATGGTGTAGAAGATAAATAAAATCTTTCTGGTATACTAATTGCTGAACCTTTAGGTATATCCTCATCATTCATACCACTTCCATTTCTTCTTCTTCTATACCAAGAATATCTATCAGTATAATACTCTGCTAATTGAAATAGATATAAACAAGATTTTTCTAATTCTTTTTTCTTCATTCTATGAGACGCAACATTAACTAGATTAACATAATCTAAAGCAAGGTCTCCTTCTTTAAAATTAAAACACTCCATAGCACATTGGTGTCTAGTTCTATCTGATCTATGTTTTTTTGAATCATTAAATAAATAAACTTCAAATGGTATTTGTACTTTTTGGCAAAACCATATTAAGTTTAATAATTGGTGTACGGTTTTATCAATTACATCTGACATTGAACCAGACCAATCTAACAACATCATCATACCGTGGTTTTTATCGTCTGGTAATATTGTTAATCTTTTAAAAATATCTTCTGAAAATTTATAGTCTTTTAATTTTAATGGGTCTATAATACCTGTCTTATCAATACTAGCTCTTTTATAAGCACTAGCAGATTTTTTCATTTCAAATTCTTTAACCAAATACATAACCGTTTTATGGTTATTCTTTTTAAATCTTTTAAATTTCTGTTGTAACCATCTATACCAATCTACGTGGTCAGTTGACCATTGGCCAGTAAAACTTGATCTATTATTCGTATCCATTTCTTTTAAAAATTCTTTGTAAGTAGTCATAGTATTTTTTAAATTAGATTTTGGTAAATTTACATACTTATAACTATGTTCTTTATCTAATAAAGAGTCTTTTTTATTCTCATAATAATCATCTGTAATTGATCTTAACATATCTTCATCTGGTGCTCTCTTAACAGCAACGTCATCACCACCAGCACCTAAAGGATTACCAGTTTGAGACTCTTTAGAATCTTTTTTATCTTTTTCTTCATCACCGTCTCCTTCTTCGGAACCAGTTTCTTCTTTTTTAGTTGTTTCTTCTGAATCTTTTTCCTCACCAGAACCATCTTCTGTTTGATTCTTATCTGAATTCTCTCCTTCTTCACCATCACCTTCCTTTTCATCTTCTTTTTGATAAGTCATTACAACTGGATGGTCATCAAAGTTTGGTAATTTTTTCATTTCTTCAAGGTCTTCTTTTGCCTTGTTCATTAATTCTTCAGCCATTTTTAAAACATCTTTAAATGTTTTCATTGCTTTAACTCTTGCAATAATATCGTGGTCTTTATTTGAAAATTTAAATGATCTTCTGAAAGAAGATTTAAAATGTAGGTTTATTTTATCAATAAACATTAGGTTCTTATCAAGGTCACCGATTGGCGTTAAACCAAAAAAGTCTTGGTCATCTAATATATCAAATCCGTTCATATAGTTTCTAACTACACCTGGATATTTCTTTTTTATTTTAGCGTCAATTCTACAATCTTCTAGTACATTAACATACTGCCTGAAATTCTTATCGTTTAATTTCTCCCAAGCTTTAGTTGGTGTATATAAAGCGTGAGCACATTCGTGTGCTATTAACATATCATATACATCACCTGACTTAACTTTAAATATTGGTAATGTTAATACTCTGGATTTTGTATCAAATGAAGCAGTCTTAACATTGTTATGTTGTACTACTATATTTTCTGTTGCGATTAATTTTGCTAATTGTGATTTAGTGTCAATGTTTAATGATTGATTCATTTTAGTGTGTCCTTTTTTCATAATATACCTCCGATCCTAAAGGTTTTGGCACCAGAGTCAAGCACTTTTTTTAAAAAAAAGCTCAATAAAATCAACGATTTTTGAATTATTTTGTTCTGGTTATGTTCTATCTACCAACCTGGACGAGATATTTCTGCTTGGATTCTTCCCAGGACATATAAATCATATCATCATAAAAGAGCGATTCGCTGGATACTCTATTATTCTTAATAAGATTCTCTATTCTCTTCTTGGCATACTTGTTTTTCCATATATCAGTTAAAGCTTCTACTGAATTATCAAATGCCTTTTCAAGTTTATCTTCTTTTATCTCTTCTTTTAAAAATTCTTTTGTATTATTATATAACTCACAAAAATATATGCCTCTTGCGTGTTCTGATTTAATTAATTCTTTTGCAATCCCTAGTTGTCTATAGGTAAATGAGTGTGATCTATTTCTATGGTCTCTTTTGTGTGGTTGTCCAGTATCTTTCTTTGCAACATACCATTCAAAGTATTTGTATGTATGGTTTACCATTAACCATTTTTGTATTTCTTTTCTAGTTGGTTTAGTAGGTTCATATGATACACTACCTGCTGTCCAACCCATTTTCTTCCAAGGTCTTAATCTATCGTATTGTGATAATGGTATTGCTTTTGTTTTACCATATAAAGATGTAGTGGTTATACCTACTAACTTGTCTTTATATTGTTTCTCCCAGGTCTTCTGTACCGTATCTGATAGACATAATAAGGCTAGTAGTTTCCCACCAACCAGGTTGTATCCAAGTGGTTGTATTGGTACAATTGTACTACCAATGCAAGTATGGTTAATCATACGTTGAGTTTTAGCTTCACGTTCCCAACCAATATAATTATCTCTAGGTGTTAAATCTAGGAAATCGGAAGACATACAGGTTACACCTAGGTATTTGCCTGTTTTCTTATCTCTTATAACAAAATTTAAATTTCTACCTATATTACTATTGTTCTTCATAGTAGATAGGAAAGTTCTGATTGTATTCCATATGGCAGGCATTTTACTACCTGTTAATGATCTTAAAGTATCATCATCTGTCCATATAAGTTCAGGTTCCAGTTCCATATATTCCATAGGGTCTTCTGGAAACCAAAAATTGTTTTTAACTTCTTGTATTAGGGTGCCTTGGTCAGGATTGACTAGTGCTGGTTTATCATCAAAAAAAGTATTAACTTCTTGCGTAGGATATTTGTCGTGTATCTCACACCATTTCTGATATAAAGTATATTCTTTTACATCCATTTTAGATACATAACTTAAATCTTTGGTTACTATCTCTTTAAGTTCTTCTGTATCTAATGCTTTGATTGATTTTAAATCTGTATTGTCCTGCCAACTTTGCCATTGGTCATCAATAGACATACCTTTTTTCCAGCCATACCCCATAAATTATTCTCTATTAGTATATACGCCGGTTCTTGGATTTTTTCCACTAGGCCATTCCATATTGATAGTCAATGTTGAACCATCTTGTTTTAATATTCTAATTTGATGTCCATTAGGAGTTGAATTATCCCAATATCTCTCATAATCATTTATATTAATAACTTGGTGGTCTTTTAATGGTAAATTTAATTGTTCACCACTATCTTCTGATTGAGCTACCTTTTGTGCAAAAGCTTCCATATCACTAAAAAATTTAACCTTTTCATTATTATTCATACTATAGATCCTACACTATTATGTCTTTTTTGTCAAGCTCGCCCTACGTTGTGCAATTTTGAGTTGTTTTAACGCCTTTTTACGTGCCATTGTTAGTTTCATTTTACTTGCGTGTTCTGTAAAATTACGTCCTAACATATGATCGTATTCGTGTTGCCATATCCGACTCATCATACCATCTAAATGACCTTCTTTTAGGTCACCATTCTCATCTTCATATTTAACCACAACTTTTCTAGGTCTTAATATTGATAAGAATAAAAATGGATAAGTTAAACAACCTTCTTTCATTAATATTGTTTCTTTACTAGCAGATACTATCATTGGATTAAAACAAGACATTTTTAGTCCATTGTTTATATTCAAGTTATCTCCTATTACAAACATATTAAAAGGTAAACCTACTTGATTAGCAGATAAACCTATACCACCATATCGGTGCATTGCTTTGAACATATCTTCCGTAAGTTCTTTTCTATCTTTATAGCCTTCATCTTTTAACATATCATTATTAAAAGGTGCTATTGCTGATAACACTCTAGGGTCTGTAGGTGGTATTAATACTAGTTCTTCCTTTTCTGTCATTTCCATATCCTTCCTAATTCTAATTTATCTAAACCTAATTCTGTTCCAAAAGTTCCTTTAACAAAGGTGTTAAAAGATATACTAATCCTGGTAACATCTGAATCATTGTTATCTACACTATGTTCCAAGCTTGATGGAAATAAAAATAGTTTATGTGGTTCCATATCAATCCAATAAGATGTAGAATTTTCTATCTTATATTCTTCAAAATTTAACTTTATAGGGAACACATTTTTATCATTGCTATGAAAATTTATAGGTGATTTATTACCTTGTACATAATATACACCACTAATAATACTATTAGGATGTGAATGTCTATGGTGTTTTTCACCTTTATTATTATAATTAACCCAAGATTGAGTTATATAAAATTCTGTAGATGATTCAACTTGTAAATGGTTATAAGCATAGTTTTCTATTTGTCCTTGTATAAAATCTCTAAATTTGGACACTTTTACATCTTCTAATATATAACTAGAGTGTGATTTAAAATTCTTACCACCGCCAAAATTAGGAGCCTTCTTTAAACCATTTATATACAATCTTTCTTGAGCATCCATTCTATAGGCCTTCTCACATACCATAACTGGCTTTGGAAAAATATTATATATTCTATCAGGCATTTGCTAACCTTGTAAAGTTGTGTTCTTTTTCAAACTTAATAACATCATTAAATTTGTCAAACATTATATCTCCTTTATGTGATATTATAAAAACATTTTCTTTTTGGAACGTTTTTAATATCTTTAAAAAATCATCTGTACCTTGACCATCTAAACTTGAATCAAATATCTCATCAAGTACCAGTATATTGGTGTTGGTACTATTTTTCATACGAGCAATATCTCTCCAAGTAAATAACAATGCAAGGTCTATTCTCATCTTTTCACCTTCACTAAAATTATTATAATTAAATTCGTCTCTAAATCTACTCTTCACCGTCTCATTAAACTCTTCGTCCAAATTAAATGATACAAAGAAATCCATTGCTTGTAAGTATTTATTAACCAGTTGATTCATTATAGGTAGATACTTCTTAATGATTTTTGCTTTAGCCCCTTTATCATTTAATACTTCTCTTAATACATCTACATAACCTTTTTCTTCTTGTACCTCTTCTAAATCTAATTTTGCCTTATCTAAATTAATCTTCATCTTTCTTAATTCATCTTGTATCTTTTCTATATCTGTCTCGCCACCATTGGTAAAGATATTAAGTTCTTGGTGTATGTTATCTGTTTGTTGTCTAATACCATCTAGTGATGTTTGTATCTTAGCCACATCTAAATTTAATTCCGTTATCTTATCTGATATAGCATTAAACTCATTTACTTTAGTTTCTGTTTTAACTATTTCATTTAATAAATCTTTTAAACCTTTTTCTAACGTATCAACCTTCTCTTGTTCCTCTAACATCTTTTGTTTTTTAAATTCTGGTGTAAGTGATTGTGTACAAGTAGGACAATTATCATTATCTTCAAAAAATTCTAAACTATTTTTGTGATTAAGTAAATTGGTTTCTATCTTCGCTTCTAATTTTGCTAACTGATTAACCTTTTCATCTGTCTTTGGTCTATCAATTAATCTAGTTTTGGTTGCCTCTATCTGATTATTCAATTCATCCATCTTTTTAACATAATTTAATCTATCCTGTTCATTTTTTTGTATCAATTTTTGTTTATGTGTTTGGACGTCTATATCCTTGGTCTGGAGAGACTTCAAGTACTTTGCTTCAGTTTCATATCTAGTTGCTATTAGGTCCGCTTGGTGGCGTGTCTCCACGACCTTTTTTTGGAGATCACTCTGTTGGGAACGTAAAAGTAAATCCATTAGGCCAAAAACTCTTATATCTAAAATTTCTTCCACTACTTCTCTTCTATAACGTGGTTTCATTTTCATAAATGGTTCATATGAAGAAGACCCTAAAATTACCACCTGAATAAATGACCTGTAATTCAGTTTCATAATATTTTTCTCTAGGTATTTTTGATAATCTACCACATTAGCGTGTTGATCTATTCTTTCACCATCACAATAAATTTCAAATATGTTTGGTTTAATTCCTCTTATAATCTTATATGATTTGGTACCTACTTCAAAATCTAATTCAACAATAGTATCTCCATTATTAATGGTGTTGACCATTTGTTCTTTCTTAATAATTCTAAAAGGTTTATTAAACAAAGCAAAACATAAAGCGTCCAATAAGGTAGACTTACCACTACCATTTATACCTACTACCAATGTTGTATTGGCTTTGTTTAAATCAATCTCAACTGGCATATTACCAGAAGATAAAAAGTTTTTGTATTTAATTTTTTTAAATAATATCATTAAAATTTCATTGTTATATTACCAGACATACTAATTCTTTGTACATCTTTTGTTTTAAATGGATGTACATAATGATTCATCATAGCTGGAAATATATACATATCGCCGGTTTTAGGAAAAAATGTTTGTTGATGTGTTGTCCATTTAGGTATAGTTCTTTCTCCATAATTAAAGGTTATTGAACCTGGTCCTGCTGATTTACCTTTAAACTCTTTTCTTTCTTCTTCTAATTCTTTTGGTACATTTAAAAATAATACAAACGATAATGTATCTCCGTGTGTATGTGGTGGATTATAATCACCTGCTTTCATAAAATTAATCCATAATTTTGTTAATTGTGGTGGAGTTGGAAATCCATTAATGTTGTGAAATTTATAATAACCATCTACATAAGCTTCAAATATAGATTTAGTTTTTGTATAAAACCAATCTCTATCTTCTGCTGGAAATAACATTTGATGGTCTAAATTGCCTGCTAGTTCTTCGCTGTGTGATATGGTTAACTTTAAACCTTTTTCAGTACATTGATTAATTAAGTCTTGGTCTACCTCTGTTTTAAATACATATGGACCCCAATAATAAAACATACTCATACCTCGGATGCCTCAACATATAAATCTTTAGCAAAGTCTTTTAATTTTTTCTTATCTAAATCTGTATCTACTTGGTCAATATAATTACCTAAAAATGTCATAGTATCCTCACCTTGTTCCAATATATCTTCTCTTACCGTAGCTTGTATATCGGTTGGGTCTTCAGCAATAACTAATTCGTGTACGGTTATTTGATTATATAATCTATCAATAAATTTTTCATACATTTCATTATTTGTTTTTTGAGATACAAATAACTTAACAAAACAATCTTGATAATCCTCTATCTTAACCTCATCATAATTTGTTTGTGTATCATCATATATTATCTTCTTATGTATTTGAAAAGGATTAGGTACTCTTTTTAAATCTCTTGTTTCTGTATCAAATATATGAAATCCTTTAGGACAATTATAATCTGACCACGTCATTTCATATTGACAACCACAATAATATATATGGCCATCACTTGATTTTTTATGAAAGTGTCCTGATATTACTTTTTCAAATCTACCAAATAAATTTTTATCATAACCATATTCATTATAAAATCCCTTATGCATTTCAAAACCTTTTATTTCTAAATGTCCCATACAAATTTGAGACGTTGAATTGTCTATTGCATATAAGGATTCTTCCTCATTTGCCTCACATATCCAAGGTAGAAATAAAATATCTAAACCATCAAATTCTACCTCTGTTGCCGTCTTATAAATTTTTGCGTCTCTGGAAAGGCTTAAATTTTCCATAGCATTAACTTCATTTGTATTCTTAAAGTAAGTATCGTGGTTACCTATTATGATATGTGTATCAATATTAAGTTCATCTAACTTATCCCAAAATACTTTTTTAAAGTGGCTGGCTGTATTGTAGTTTATAAACTTTCGTCTATCAACAACATCACCTAGGTGTACTAAAGTTTTAATATCATTTTCAATAAGATATGGAAAAAATATATCTTTATAAAAACGAGTTTGAAACTTTAAAAACGCAGGTGAATCATTGCGACAACCGAAATGTGTATCATTCAGTAGGGCTATCTTCATAATTAATAAAGTAATCTAATTTACCTTTTCTTTTCCTTCTAGTTGGTTTCTTTTTCTTTCTAGGTTTTGCTAAGTCTTCTTCGGTTAAAGTTGAGTTCTTTCTTAAAAACTCGGTAAATTGATTTTTAAATTCTCTGTCTTCTCCTGGCTGTAAAGAAATATCATCATAATTGGCCTCTAATATCATCTTCTGTTTTACTTTGATTTGTTTCTTTTCCTTTTGTATTCTTCTCACAAAAGCATAGTATATTATTTGTGTAAAATATGCGAAAGGATTATTTGATTTTGCCGGGTTAAAATTGTCCAAATATTGTAGGCAATTCTCAACACCATCGCTTATCATATCGTCTCTAAATGTATAATTTATAAAGTTCGGTCTGTATGATAGGTGATTTGCAATCTTTAAAAAACACTCTCCAATATAATCGGTTACAAGTGGTTTCTGCTGTTTAGAGCGTTCAGCCCTCTTGCAGTCCTTCCTATACTCGGTCATAGCCAGTAGAAATCTTTTATTATCTACGTAATGTTCAGGTTTTTTCTTTGTTCGTATCATTAATATAATATAACATTATTTTAGGAAAATGGCAATGTTCCACGCTTGACAATTTCTCTTCCTTGTATATAATCGGTGGTGTACACCGGTGAGGAGATCCTCCTAGTGGAGAGTCCTCTTTTTTAGGAAGGGAAAAAGGTCGTCTCGTTCCTCTTCATTAAATATCTCTTGTAGTTTCTCATTTTCTTGTTCATCTAATTCAACCTGATTATAACGTTTCTTATTCTTTTTGGGGGACGTGATTTTATCGTAGTTATTAGCAAGGCCGGCATACGAATTGGCCATATCACCATTGGCAGTTGTTATAGTCAGTATCTTATCTTTTGGTATGGTTACTATCTTATCGTTAGTATAACCAGCCCATTTAATTAAAGCAATATAATCTCGGAAACCAGTTGGTGTTATTTGTGGTACGTATTTGATTTGTAATGGTCTATCCAACCTTAATAAAGGCGAATCGGAAGGTAATTGTTGTTTGCCAGATAATAAATGGCATACTATTTCCTCGCCATTGATTAACTTAACAATCTTTATGTTGTTACCATTAAAGGGTTTAGTTTTTTGAAATGATGTTTGTTCCATATAAGTCTATATTGTGAATTTCGTAGTTAAACTCCTCCTCGCTGTATATATTTATCCGTTCTTTGAAGTGTTGGAGTGTATAGTTTTCCTTTTCTCCATAGGAAATATCATCAGCTATATCGTACAATGTAGCGTGTGAATTATTATCTTTTAGTCTTAACCCCCGACCAATACTCTGTAAATTTCTTATACGAGATTTACTAGGGCTACTAAAAATAATATTGTGTAAATTACGGATATTGATACCAGTACTGAACGTCCCATAACTAGCGATAATAATCGCATTATCAGACTTCTCTGTGATTTCTCTAACTCGTTCTCTTTCATCAGCGTCTATTCCTCCATATATGAAAAACACTTTTTTATCTTCAGCCTTCTCTTCAACCATTTTCTTTAATATCATTCCGTGTTTTTCAACATATTGGAACAGACACAACGAATTGCCTTGTAGTGATAAGCAAAGATTTCGTATGTATTTATTACGTTGTTCATTTTGAACAATAAAATCCATTTCTTCCTGATAACTTTTATCTTTTAAAAAATGACGAGAATTTTTATCGTGTTGTAATATCAAACAAAATATCTTTAAGTCTGCCAAATGTTTCTTCTCTTGAAGTTCAGTAGTACTTACTACCTTATTCACAGCACCAAATAGTCCTTCTAATACCAGTTTATGTGTCTTACTATCATCTAAAGTACCTGTCATACCAATTCTATATTTGCAATCATCAAGTTTGGTTAGTATTTTAGTTAATGAAACTGCCTTAAATAAGTGTGCTTCATCACCAATTATACAACCGAATTTTTTAAACCACTTCTTATCCATATTATAAATGGACTGCCAAGTAGATATATAAATCTTTTTATCACTTTCTTTACCGTGTCCTTCATATATTCTATGTACATTTTTAACACTATCATAACCATAGTCTTTAAAATCTTTCCATAATTGTTCCACCAATGACGTGGTTGGTACTATGATTAATACTTTATTGCTATGGTCATTTCTTATTCTTAATAGATTAAAACGTGTTATCATATAGTTTATTAAAGACTTACCAGAGGCAGTTGGCGATAATAATAAACAACGATTTTTCTTTATAGCGTGTATAAAAGACTCTTTCTGATAGTCTCTTACCTCCATTGGTATTTTTAAAGCTTCAATAAAACCATCTATTGCTTTTAAATCTAAATCAGTATCTTTTATTTTAGTACCATCAACTACCTGTATATCATTTTCTTTACACCAATGTAAAATATATGGATATAATCCAGCATAAATCTGACCAGTTGCATATGAAAATAATCTGATTTTTCCATCCCACACCCTATTACGGAATTGTGGCATAAATTTAAAACCAGGTACTTCAAAGGTAAAAAATTCACCTAACTCTCTACGTATAGAGGGGTCGGCTTCTACCTTTAAATAAACTTCGTTTTTCTTTTCTACTATGATATATCTTGGGGACATTAGACGGCGCCAGATGTAAATTTACGCCAATCAATTGCGTTCTTAATTGTAAATGTACGATTGGCGATCTGTTTAATCAGCGAGTCTAGGTAAGTGGTTGTTGTTTGTAAGTAATCCATTTTCTGTTTTGCTTTTATCAAATCATCATCCGAATCCAAATACCTATCAACATCAAACTTTAATATCTTTAGGTTAAATGGTTTTTCAGCATATACTTTAGGGTCTGCTTTACCAGTATAATACTCCCACTTTTCTCTTTTAAGAGTATAATAATCCGTTTGTGATTTTGATAATAACAACTTAAAATTATTAAGGTGTTTTAGGTATTTGTTATGTAGTTGTGGAGTTTTAAGTGATTCGATATCCAGTTCTACATCATTAATTTTTAAATCTTTATCTGCTTGTAATTGTAATTCTTCTAGGTTCATTATTATAATATATCATAATTTATTCAAAAAGTAAAGCCTAATCAGTCTTTGGAGCGCCTCTTTCAGCAAATTGGTATATTTTATAATTAAAAGAAGCTGTAGCACTTAAATAATTTATATCAGTTGCTTGTTGGTCATATTGAAGACTAGATAATGATATAGGAAATATATCACTAAATCTTACCTCTATATTAGGATTATTTTTACTTGTTAAAACGTTTAAGGTTGCGTCTGAATAGGTACCACCAGATGATTCGGCACCATATTTAACTTTACCAGGATCGGTTGCTACTGGAGTTTGACCTGGAAATCTATCTTTACCACTAGCTGTTAAGTCTCTATATTGTTGTCTATCTTCCGGAAAACCTAAACCTGTTAACCAACTATGCATTTCTCTATAGTTCTCCAAGTTTTCATCTACTAGAAACGTACAAGTTAATTGTTCATAAGTTAAATTATCACCAGGTAATGGTATATGTTTCAATGGTGTTTGTTGTTCCAATGCACCACCTAAAGAAACACCAGGTATATTAACTGCTGTACAAAAGTATTCTACTTTTGGTAGTTTAATAATACTAAACTTAAACTGCGTTGGACTTGCATAGTCTAGTTTAGTTGGTTGTCTTGCTAAAGCGTTTGATTCTGTCATATGGATATTTATCCATTATTTTAGGCCAAAAAAAAGGGCGACATAAAGCCGCCCTTTTCTGTATTCGTTATGAATAATATTATAGATTACATCAAGTTTGCAACTTGAACACGTCTGTAATATCTGTTTGAGTCCGCAGAACCAGCGTCATTTACTGCCGAAGCAGCACCTGAAATCGCACCAGTTTCAGCGAAAGGATTAGCAACTAGGCCATACCTTGTTTTGAAACCGATTTTTGGTTGGAATGTGTCTTGACCAACAGCTCTAACCATTTGTAATGGTACATATGGGCAGTAAAATATTCCTGCGTCATATGGAGATGTTCCTTTGTAACCAACAACATAGTACTGCTTAGCAGCTGTGTTTGCTGAATACGGATCAATATACACTCTATATCTGCCGTTTAAAACTCCAGCGAAAGTATTTCCTGTGTCATCAACATTCAAATTATTTGATAATGCTGGTGTATAGTCTAATACTCCTGCCATTTGTAAAGCTGAAGCAACATCACTTGAACAAATCAAGATGTTACCTTTCCCTCTACGAGTTCTTTGGGCAATTGCGTTTGCGTCTCTTTCAACTTGGAACATTAAGCCTTTAAAACGTTCTACAGACCAACGACCATTTGAGTCAGTATCTAAATCAAAGATACCAGCTGCAGTCGTGTTAGTAGCAGCGCCTTTTTCAGCATTAACGTAAATAGTTCTAACAACTTCTCTGTTGATTTCCGCAAGGATTTCAGCAGATAAAATATTTGCTAGTTCTGTTTCTGCGTCAAGACCGTGAATTGCTTTAAGGTCCTGTGCAAGTTCCATTGTGTACTCTGCTTTAAGAGCTCTTGACTTAGCAGTTACCGTTGACTTCTCAATAGAGAATGCCATTTCAGCAAATGCGTTGCCAGAAGCGTCGCCTAGTGCCTCAGCTTTTGCAGTCGTCATTGCAGTACCTTTTGTATAAGTTCCTGCAGGTGAGTCGTTCAAAACCGCTGGGTTAGCACCCGAATGGTCAGTTGCTGAGTAACCGTCAACAGACGATCCAGCAGCATTTCTGCCAGCGAAATCAGAATCAGCTTCGTCAAATAGTGCTTCAGCACCAGTTTGAGAAGTATATCTTGATCTCATAGCGAAGATAAGGCCAGTTGGTCCAGTCATTGGCTGAACGCCAGCAATATCATATGCAATTAAATTAGGCATTGCTCTTCGTACCAGAGAAATTAGGATCGGGTCCCAATTTGCTACAGCTGAACCAGTTGCGTTAGTCGGTGCAGCTTCTGATAAAAATGCGTTGTCTTCTTTAAGTGCTCTTTCTTGGTTTTCCAAGATAACAGAGGTAACGGCACGTTTGTAAGTATCGCTGATTTTTGGTAAATCAGGATGCTCTAAAACTGGCTGCCATTTTTTTTCATAAGTTTCGGATAGATACATATTTGTCTCCCTCTTTCTTTACTTAGCTATTTTTATATTTTTATATTTACTAATAGCGGTACTATAAGCAGCCATTGCATTGGATAGATCTTCGTTAGAAGTTCCATCTGTTACCGCCACATCATCTACTTGCTCGCCTGAAACAGATTTTTTACCAAAGTAAGATTCTTTAATAGTTTCTACTTTAGCTTTATAATCTTTTTCGTTTGAGTATTCAATCTCTTCTGAAAGTTTGTTAAACTTTTCTTTTTGTGTATCAGCTAAATCACTAGCAACTTCTTGTTTAATTGCTTGTTTATTTAACTCGCCACTTGATTTTTTAAGTTCAACATTCTTTTCAATCTCTTCATTAACTTGCTTTTCTAAAGTTTCAATTTTAGAAGCTTGATCTTCTAATACATCATACTTTTCGTCTGGCACGTCAATATAATGGTCTTCAAAAAGTTTTTTAAGACCACTAATAAAGTCCTCAGCGATTTCACCTTTGATACCTTTTTCTAAAGCTATCTGGTTTTCTTTCATCCACTCTTCTACTACGTAGTTTAGATATGAGTCGACTTTAGTAACCATAGTTTCTTTTGTCGCTGAAATTTCTTCGTTTAATTTAGTATTATATTCTGCTTCCATTTTCTCAGCAATTTCATCCACTTTGGATTTAATAGCGCCTTCAAAAATTGTTGCAGCTTTATTTTTAAACTCTTCTGTAAGATCAGACTCGCCAGAAACAAGAGCTTCAACGTGTTCTTTAACGTCAATCTCTTCTTTTGAGTAAGTTATTTTAGACTCTTTCTTTTCATCTTTCTTAGCGTCAATAGCTTTCTTTAAAGCTGGTGGTAATTCACCTTCTTTAACTTCTTTTGCTTTAACTTCATCATCTTTTTTGTCGTCTTCTTTAACTTCTTTTTCTTTTGCGTCTTTATCTTTATCGGAGTCAGTTTCTTCTACCTTCATTGCTTGACCTGGATGTGATACTTGAGTCACCCCTGCTTGTGTGTTTGGTCTACCAGTTGTATCCGGTGAACCGCCCTTATCAGCCGTAGCACTAATTTGGTCAGAAACTTTTTTTGATTTTTTAGTTGCGTCAGGATTGCTGTCTGTTGGTTTAACAACAGCTGGACCCAAATCTTCTGCATTGTTCATTTTTGCAATATGAGAAGGTTCAGCCGCAACAGCATTCTTTTTAGGAGCATCAGCCATAGGATTCTTAGCATTCGCTTCAGAAACCGCTTCTGCTTCTAACGCCTCTATATTTTTGTCTGTATCGGCCATTGAGAATTACTCCTTAATTAATTAATTACTAGTTTTCTTTTTCTCTAGTTCTATTTATAAGTTTATAGCTTTTTAAGAAACGATTTAAAGACTTCCGCCTTCTTTTCCGCTAAAGCTATACGAGTGGAACTTTCAATAAACTCTTTCCACTCTTGGATATTACGCTCTTGTATTATCCCATTACTCCAAATCCATTCTTTATTCTCCATAATGCCTTCTACGAAAGCGTCCGGAGCGGAAGGATCTGCAACAATATCAGCGGCAGTAGCTAAGTAGAAGTCGTCTCCTACGTAGTTTGCGCCACCTCTTTTAGATAATGATCCCATACCTCTTGAAGATACTCCTAATTGAGCGCCTTCATCAATAAGATTTTTTACTATCTTACCGTATGGTGTGTCCATTACCTTTGCCTCACCAATAAAATTCTTGCCATCCGGATATAAAGATTTAATCATATGACTAACTCTTTCCAAATTTACCGTTGGTCCGTCAGGATGTCCTAACTCACCAAATGCACGATTTCTATTGATAAATTCTTTGTTATAACGAGAGACTTCTTTCTGTAAAATGTCGTTACCATATACTCTTCCATTTCTGTTTTTTATATCAGCTTGTAAGAATATGCCACGAATTTTATAGTCTTTAGCACCATTAGGTTTTTCCTCAATGATGTATTCTGCGTCTATTGTTTCTGTTATTAACTTCATATCTCTCTCTTACTATTTATAAGTATTTTTACCTAAATTCAACAATAATTGTGTAGTTATCGCCATTGGTAAAGTTCTTTGTATTCAACATAACATCACCAGTTGGTGTAATTGCATTGTTCAATATCTCATTACCATTATCTCGTAAGTTCCAAAAACCATTACCTCCCAATATTAAAGCAGTTGATTGTGTTGCGCCGTCCCATACTAACTCTACTGCTGATTTGGGGTTAACCGTATTAACAGAGTACCATATCTTTGAAACCTTTTTGGTACCGTCTTCGGACATAAAAGTTGTCTCTGAAGCGTCTATCTTTTTAACGTTTGATTCACCTGTTCCATCGGACATATTAGTCATCTTAACAACATACTTTACGCCTGCTGTGTCTGTTATATTTTGTATTGATACTACGTCTGCCATTTTATCTCCTATTGTCCGTCATAGTAAGTTTTTGATAACTCACCTCTTTCAACTGAATCAGATTTTGTTCTACATCTAGCATAAGTTTCTACCGTATCACTAGTGCCAGGATAAGTATATGTTCTTACACCACCTGAATATGTTCCAGGAGCGTCTGCATATGTATTGGAAGCTGTGGCACCATTTTCATATTGCCAAACACTATTTGAACCTGGTACATCTACCCAAGCCATTAGATACTATCCATTATTGCTTTGATTAATTTAGAGTTTGCTTTCTTTGTTTCATCACATATAGTTCCTGCTGTCTTAACAGAACTACCACAAATTTCTTTTGAAACCTCTATTAACCATTTTTTAATTTGTTCTAACATTATTCTTCCTTCTTATGTTTGCCTAGTATTTTAACTATTTCCCAAGTACCATCATTATAGTGATGTACTTCTGCGTCAACTAGATCACACATAAATGCTAATGATTCACCATCTATCTTATAAGTGATACCATTAATTTCTACGCTATCTGTACCTTCTGCTCTATTTCTCCAAAGTTTTTCAACTTCTCTTTTAGTCTTCAAACAATCGGACATATTATTTGCACCTTTATGGTCAATTAAATGTCCATCTGAAAATACACATACAGCAAAAACTACTTCTGGTTTTGGAGCGTGTGAATGTTCTTCACCTTCTAAAGGACATTGTTCGTGTCCATCTTTTCCACAACCTGTGCAATCTGCATTAGCTCTTTGACTATGCAATACTACACCAAATACTATAGCAATTAAAAATAAGGCACCTAAAATTTTAAGCATCCATCTAGTATCGCCATTTCTAAATCCTATTTTGTCTATTAATTTTTTAAACATATTATCTTATTGGTGGTACATACATTATTCCACCATCCTTCCAAAGTTTGTTTAATCCTCTTTCTAAAGCAAGTGGAGTTTTTGGTCCTACATTTCTTTCATAAGACTCACCATAGTTTCCTACTTGTTTAATAATATTATAACCGAATTTCATACCAAGTCCTAACATAGGACCAATATAACCTTCAACACCTAATATTCTTTTAATCTCTTTATTTTTTGCAGTCAACATCATATCAACATTATACATTGTGATACCTGCCTCTTCAGCATTAACCATAATGAAATGTGTCCATCTAACTACGTCTTCCCATTCTTGGTCGCCTTGTCTTACAAGTGGACCTAAAGGCTCTTTAGATATAATTTCTGGCAACACCATCCATTTACTAGGGTCTTCTGCGCCAGCTCTTGCTGAAGCTAAACCTGAAGCGTCTGTTGTGAATACATCACAATCACCACCAAATAATTTTGCTTTTGCCTCTTTATTACCTTCAACATATATTGGTTGATATGCCATATTGTTTTCTGCAAAGTAATCATTTAAATTTAATTCACTTGTAGTTTCTTTTGTAATACATACAAAAGCACCATCTAATTCTTTTGCACTCTTAATATCTAAATCTGTTGGTATTAAAAATCCTTGACCGTCATAGTAATTAACACCTGCAAATTCAAACATTAAATTAACATCACGGCTAATTGTCCAAGTAGTATTTCTCGCAAGTAAATCAATTGAACCGGACGCCAATGTTGGAAATCTTTGACCAGCATTTAGTCCTATAAATTCTACTTTACTTGAATCACCAAATACAGCAGCTGCAACTGCCTTACAGAAATCTACATCTAAACCACTCCAATTTCCTTCTTCATCTTGAGCAGAAAATCCAGGTAAACCTGCATTAACACCACATACAACATAACCCCGTTCTTTTACGGTTTGAAGTAATCCTACTTCTTGATCTACTTTAATGCTCTTTGTTGGAGCACAACTCACTAATAATAATGTAATTAATATCGCAAATAATTTTTTCATATAATTAATCCTGTGTTAATACTTTAACTTTTTTTTCTTTTTTCTTTTCTGTTAATGATTTAGCTGTACCACCAAGTTTTAAACTACCTGATTGGTCTGGCATTTTATTTTTAATACTAATAATGTTACCGTCTTTATCTATTTCTGCCATTGATGGACCACAAATAACTCTACGACCATCTTTCATTTTTTCAATCTTTCTTTTTTCCTTCAAACAATCCATAAGGCCATCATACTTAACAAATTCGCTAGATGTATCGGTCACAATAAACATTGTGATAATGGTAACTAATGTAGCTGCATCCATCTTTACTCTCCTATTGTATGTCCGTTTTGGACACCTCTTATTTTATCCTTTAATTTTTCAACGTCAGCCAAAACCTTCTCCATATCCTTCTGCAATCTCTCAATATTAACGGCATTGTTCATCATATTTTGTAAATCTTTCTGGATTTGTTCCACTTGTCCGCTCAAAAATTCAATCAACATAAATTGCTCAGAATCGGCAGGCGGAGAACCTAAATCTCCCCTTGGCCACTTGATCCTAAATTCGTTATTCTTTTCTATATCAGCACCTAAAGCTTCTTCTGATTGTGTTAAATCTTTTTCTAATAATGTTGTATTAGTTTCCAATTTATTTAACCGCTCAATCACCCCGAAATATGCCCACACTCCCATAGCTACTGCTCCGACAATAGCAATTAGGTTTTTCATTGGCATACTTACAGCCGATTCACTTGATATATCTAATCTCTTGCTCATATATTATTCGTTTCTCTCTCAATATAATCATAAACATCTTGTTTATCTACATTATATTTATTAGACAAAGTGTCAACATTTGCTTCAAAATCTGGCACAAAGTTGTTGTCCTTATACTCTTTATTAGTCAAATCACCTATAACGTCTTTCATTACAGGTGATAATTCTTTATAACTCGGTGTATCTAATAGTTCTTTACTATTAAATATATTACTGACCTTCTGTACCACTTGGCGCCTCTACTGGTGCGTCACCAGATACTCCTGATTCCACTCCTGCGTCCTGTGTTACCGGTTCTGGTGCAGTCGGTTCAGTTTGACCATCTGCCGTTTTTGGTTCAAAACTAATTTGATTACCATCTGCGTCCATAATTTGGTCCGTTCTTGCAGCTGGATCAGTTACCGCTGGTTTAGCGTCGCTTTGTGGTTGCACAAAATTATCTGGATTGAAAATTTTACTTGCAACATCTTTTCTTTGAGCGTCTAAAGCGTCACCAACTTTTGTACGTAAAGCATCCTTAAATGCTTCACCTGCGCCTATGTTATCTTGGTCTGCTAATGCGTCAACAAACTTTTTAACTTCTTCTGACATTATTTTTCTCCTTTAGAGACTTGTTCCATTGTATCTACCTGCGCCTCTGGCGAAGATATTATTCCATCGTCAATCTCTTTTTTAATTTGTCTATCTATTTCGTCTATTTCTCTATCTGATTGCTTAAGGATATTCTTTCTTACATATTGAGTACTATAAAACTTACCAATATAATCTCTTACTTCATTAGCAAGTAATAGTCTTTCTTTCATCATTTCAGCATTTTTCAATTCTGCAAAGTGTCCATCTTGTAAGAAGTCATATTTAATTCTTTGGTGTAGCATATGCCAATCTTCATCAGCAATAACACCCTTTAAAACTAATTGTGTTTTCAATAAATCATTAAATACTTCCGTAAATTTCTTACGCAATCTTTGTACAAACTTCGTAAATTTAAGTTCGTCTCTAGTAATTTCAGTACTTCTACCTAAATTAAATCCAGAGGATGCTTCTAATCTACTTGAAGGCACGTTTAAACTTCTGTAAAGTTTTGATCTAAAATATTCTATATCAGAAATTTCACCTAAATTTGCACCACCAGGTAACGTCTCAATAGAGGTACCTCGGCCGCCTT